GGCATAAACTGGCAAGTGGTAGTAGTTACTAGCTCACCCTCGGTGCTAAACAATGGAAGCCCTAGCCCATGACCTGTAGAGTGGATACGCTGGTGCAACTTAACGTTATTAGCTAAGAATACAAAGTCATCATTAACTTTAGTCATAATCATAAGATCTAGGTAGTCATCTCGGTCGACATACTCTATAACAGTCTTAGTACCGTTTTCAGCAATTGCAGTAGCTGTAATCCTGCCGCCAGGCACAATTCTGGAGAATAGCCCAAAGCAATGCGCAGCAGTTAACATAACTACTTTACCTGAGGCGGCTCTAACTTGGACTCCAGTGCAATTACCGGTATTAGATTGAATCTTATACACACGCTTACGTACATCCGCATCTGAGATGCCAATAGCTTTATAGTAAATAGTATGGAGCAGCAAAGCCGCGCCTAAAGAAATAACAATAATCAGTAGAGCCCTAGCTCCCTGTGCTTTTAGTGATACGCGCGTCTTTTTCATGCTACTCCTAGCGGTTAATGGTTACTTAATTAGATTAGACCTTTAAGTTTGTAAAAGCAATGCTTTTCTTCAAATGAAACATTATAGCCTTGCTTTATAAACTTCGCTACGGTATACCATAACTTATTCTTTGGTATATAGCACGTGTATCGTTTTATGTCGTTATATTCAAATCTGTTAACATACAATTTAACCATATCTACCTCACATATACTTATCGGCGGTTAATCCGGTAACTTTAGCGGTTTAATACCATACTCTTCAAGTAAAATCTTAGATTGAGCCGCAAAGTGTCTCGAAGTGAACTTATGGCTAGAATCTTTGAATATAATGATCTTTGCGCTATCCTTGCCAGGAAATGTCCTAACACCTCGACCTACCTGCTGCATAAAAGCACTCTTAGCTTTACCTAGCCCGGCTATCACCACGAATTCACAAGGGCGGGAATCAATGCCCTCGCCGATTACACCCGTGGTGCCTATTAGAACATTAATACGCCCTTTATTAAAATCTTCAATATAACCCCGGCTGTCCTCATCTTGGCCATGAACAAATGGGATACCGGTCAGTTCAGCTAGGGCCTGGCCGTGGGCTACTTCTTTGACTAAGCATAGGGTATTCTTTTCAACTGCCCTAAGTTGTAATAGTAAATCTGCTATCACATGGTTACGATGGTCGTTTTTAACGACCAGGTTAGAATACACCTCAGACCAGGTGAAATAATCATTAGGGGTTTTAGGTAGTTGGATGTAATAAGCTTCTACTGGTACTATGTACCCATTATTGATGGCTGTTTTGTATGTTAAACCGTACACCACTTTACCGGCGATAGCCTCAAATAGCAGAGTTTCTTCTTTATTGTTTCTAAACGGTGTGGCAGTAAAGAAAAATCTAAAGAAAATGTCGTTCCACTTAGTTTTGTTAAGGTTTTGATAAGTTTTGGCCGCTACGTGGTGGGCCTCATCGATGATTAGGCAACCGTACGGTTCCGTCTCAAAATAAAGGGCAGGCGAGTCAATGTTTTCAATAGTGATATATTTCAGTGTCCCAAAAAGTTGCTTAAAAGTGTGAGTTAGTTGCTTCTTAAGTTCTAAGTTAGGTACCACTATCAATGTTCTAACCTTAAGACTGTTAACCAATAAGGCCATGGTCATGGATTTACCGGTGCCAGTGGGCATGGAGATAGTACCACGGCTAGCTTTTAAAGCTGCTTCTATTGCGTTTATCTGCTCACTGTAGGGCATAAAGTGTGGGGGAGCTACCTTACCATTGGTCCAGTCTAAAAGAGGCCATTTACGCACCCTAAGGTCTTTAATCTCATATTTAGCTGCAAGGCCGATTAAAATGCCACCGACTTTATCCAGTAGCCCGGGTGGAAAGGACGCCCGGCTGTATAGTCTCTTCTTTTGAGGCCCAAACCTTGGGTTAACAGCAGCCTCTGGGTTAACCGTGTAGCTAAAAGCCTCATTTATGGCCTTTTCTTGAGCTGCGCTAAGACCGGTAATCTTTGAATAAGAGTTATCAATTGTTAGGATTATCATAAAGGGGTTACTACACACCCGGCTGTCACTTTAAAGTTACAAGCCGATCCTATACCGGTTGAATTGTAGTTACCAGGGGTCAGTAGGGTCATAAAAGCATTAGGAATTGAATATACCGCGTAAAGCTTAGAATCGATACAAAGGGCGTACTCAACAAATACGGTAGGGTAGTGGTCAGTACTGTTAGGGCATGAATGAAGTAGCGTTAATGAGCTTTGGCTGCTCATTGTTTAATTGGGTTAGCGTCTTTTGCTTGAGGTATGTATGAGTAAGTTACCAGATTCACTAGCTAAGATTAGAGATGAGAAGGCTACAGAAGTTGCGCTAAGTGTTGGCGGAAAATCTTTTTCAATTCCGCCTGAATTTGGATCAGAATGGCTTTTAAATCCAATACTTTATGCATATAGAATGCATTATATTAGTGGCTTCGACGCATGCTACGCCGAACTCCTGCCGGTGATTGAAGAGATGCGACTGAAGAATGAGAAGCTGGTCGTGGCTTTGCAATTTTATGCAAGAGGTGAGCATTGGACTTTGCGACCAATGATTGGCGACACAATCTGTGACAAAGGTGAAGTAGCGAAAAAGGCTCTAGCCGACATTGATACGAAGGAGCGGGGATGAAAATATATAAGCTCACAATCAGTACGCCAAATAATAACGAATCGCAACGGGCTTCGGTTATCGGGTCTTATAGATCAGACCCAAGAGCAACTAAAGTTGAATACTTTAAAACTTTAGAACTAGTGGAAAGACGAAAGGTAGAACTATCTCATTTGGTTGAAAGAATAAATTTAGTACCATGGCTTGTGTCTGTTTCTGTAGATGAAATAGAGGTTATCGAATGACCGATCCATGGCTTAAAGAAGTAATATGAAGAAGTACCTCCTAATCTCTTTTATAGCGCACGCCTTACTGCTAGCTACGCTGGTCATAGGCGCTTTGCAGACTAAGCAAAATCAATCTCAAATTGATGCTAGAGACGTTAAACCTAACTTAATTGATGTTGAAGTGACTTTAACACTACCCGATGGCGGCGATATACCGACTGTTAAGAAGCAAGAGCGTAAAGAGCCAACTTGCGACTACTGGTATGGCGGTATAGGCATAGTGCAGAACTATACTACTAACGTTGTTGAGACAGTGTTTAAAGGGTATGTGGCAGATCGCAGCGGTATAGTGGTTGGCGATACTATTATCGGAAATTCAGAGAATGATATAACAGGCTCTCCAGGCACAACAATAGTGTTGACTATTAAAAAGGTAAACGGTACTATAATTAAGCTCCCTATAACTAGGGAAAAAGTATGCTACGTAGACTAGGCGGGGTAATAAATGAAACTTAACGACAATGGTATCAATCTTATTAAGTCCTTTGAATCGTGCCGCTTACATGCTTATCCAGACCCAGCGACTAAAGGCGAGCCTTACACTATAGGTTGGGGCCATACCGGTAAGGGCGTTACTAAGGACTCTAGTTGGACCCAAGAGCAAGCTGATGCGGTTTTCCTACACGACCTATATGTTACCTGTCAGGGAATATATCCGCTTCTTAAGCAGGACCTTACAGACAACCAATTTAGCGCTATTGTGTCACTGGTGTACAACATTGGCATTGGTAACTTTAAGAAGTCCACCCTGCTTAAGCTATTGAATTTAGGAGCTTTTGAGAATGCTGCTAAAGAGTTTCTTAAGTGGAATAAAGCAGCTGGTAAAGAGATGAAGGGCCTAACTCGTAGGCGCCTAGCTGAGCAGATGCTATTTCACTTAGCCTAAGTCTTTGGGAGCTATCTTAGATATAGCTTCTTTAAGTAAGTTCTTACCGCTAATAGAATTTAAGTTCTCTAATACAGACTGAAGCTCAGTGATACCGATAAAGCCAGCCACTATGTTAGCAGCAGGGATAGTATCATTCATAAGATAGTGCTGAGCTATATAAGCTACCGCAATAGCAATCTCATAGATCAAGATCTTTACTACAGAACGCTTGAATTTAGTTGATGTAAAGTTTTCTTTACGTTTTAAAGATGCCCAAATTCCTGTTATAGCATCCATAATAATTAGGAATAATGCCGCTATAAGCATGCCCTTGACCGGTGCAAATACAACTAATATGGCTAGACCTGCTTTAACTGCAAAATCCTTCATGGTACTACCTTAGATTTCCAGATACTATCTTAATAGCTTGGATCATCTTCTGTGGGTTTGTTAAAGCTAGGCTAGGATTTAACCTAACCTGCTCTATAAACGCCCTTGCCTCTGCTAATGTCACACTGCCCCCTAGTGTAAGTCTACCCAAGACCCTGCAGCGTACACCTGCAATTTGTCCGTAGTAGTGTTATAAATCTGCATACCATTGATTGCTGTCAAAGCGTTACGTTCTGTAGTGGTCATGGTAGCGTTCATAAACGCTTTAGTAGTCGATTTAATCTCAATAGCAATGCTAGAGTTAGTAGGTTGGTCTGTATCACCTACAACTAGGCTACCTGCCATATAGTTATTAATAACAGGAGTAACATACAAACCCCATTGGCTGGTACCAACGTCTCCAAATGGCAAGTCCATCTTATAACCATAAAGGTTATTAACAGTTGTGACTCCATTAGGTATACCGATAGCTCGGCATAAGTTAACGTTATCAATAGTACCGCCTGCTGCACCTGCATCTAGACTGATGGCAAATACTGCTCCTGCAATGCTATCTACAGTAGCGCCAGTTCCTAAGCTTACAACAGCCGGTAATCCTAAAGCTGCATATCCTAAGAAACTAGAGGTCATAGTAGCATTATCGCCTACTGTAAGAAGCATAGCTGTATTGATCGCTAATAGGTCTACGCCTGTCATAGTAGCACTAGCAGGCACCTGTGGCGCTGTAATCAAGGTGTCAATAGAGTTCACACCACCTGGGAAACCTGAAATGTCAACGCTTGCAAATGAGTTTAGAGCACCGATAGATAGGCCACCGGTAAAGCTCAAAGCTCCATCAATACTAACGTCTCCATCAAATGCAGCGGCTTTTTTAGTCCCTGGGTTAATACCGCCTGCTAGGTTAGTTTCAGCATAGGTAACCTGAGGGTTACTAGCAGTACCTGTTATAACGGTTGTAACGTTAGCAGCAATTGTAAAGTTAGCATCTAAGGCAGCTTTTACCTGGGTTGCTGTAGATACGCCACTTTCAATAGTAACTTGAATGTGTTGACTTGCCACTAATGTAGCAACTTCGTTACCTGCAGTAACTGTGTTAAGATACTCAACAGTAATATTGTTACCATCTGTTCCAGCAGCGTTCATTGTATAAGTGATATCTTGTACCACTAAAGTAGCTTGCGCTCCTGCTGCATTGGTAACGCCATCCATACTAACATTTAAGCCAACAGCACTGTTATTATTTGTAGTGATAGTAGGGCTGATATTGATACCTTGAAAGTACCCGCCTGTATTACTGCCCACAGTGCCTATACTAGGCGTTACGTTTACTCCCGTGTACCCAGAAGTACCAGAGAGCGTTGTGATAGTACCGCCAATAGCAACACCCTGAACATTTCCTGTAGCTCCGACCGTAGTAATGCTAGGAAAATTGCCTATACCTGTGAACCCAGCATTGCCTGTAAGCGTTGTAATCTGAGGGTTAAGAGTTATACCATTTGCCGAGTGGTTATTTGCTACGCTAGCTATTACTGGGTTAGCAAAATACGATGTATGCCCCTGAGAAGCAGTACCAACGTTAGCAAAATCTGCAAATGCCAGCATATCATTTTGTAATATAGCCGCCGCGTTTATATTAGGTTGGAATACATAACCTTGAATTTGGTTAGTTA